CATGGCAATGGGAGAACCAACTCGTACCTTCTCCGGTATATCTGGAAGACTATACGGAATCAGGTACCACGGGATCTTATCCCCGCTTGTCGAATGGCGCATCAACCATATCGTGTAGCGATCATCATCGCTACCGTTGGTCGACCTTGGCGAGAAATCTCTCACCAAGACTTCTTCGCGCTGAAGGTATCGATTATATCGATGCTTCAGATGAGCATTCTCCGGATAATCCCAGATGTATAGCCCATATCCATTCGGGTCGTCGGTATATGGTATACCGCGGTCTTTGAGGTGAAACCACCTGCGTACTGCCGAAGCTGCAGTATGCAAACCGGCATCGTATAAGTTGTTACTTAATGCGATGTACGACTCCACCATAGAGTTGGTGCCATCGAAGTACGCCTTGCGGCTGATCCTTACAGGGGTCACTATATGACCACTAAAGGCTTCAATACCGCAAGACTCCCGAAACGGGTAACTACTATAGAAGGACTTGAGCCGATTAGGCACAAAGCCCAGAGCTTCGAGCGTATCCATTACGCGCTTAGCCCATTTAGTAGGTACGACGATGTCATCTCCGTAAACGATGTAAAGTTTACCATCGTTAGGGAAATGTCTCCGACGGACATATTCGACGATCACTGCAAAGACTATGCTTTCAAGGATAAAGGTAACTGCGTTACCCATCCCGGCATAGCTTTGTAGTGTCACCGACTTCCCCTCGATTTCGCAACACGAAACACGCGCGTCCTCGAGATATGGAAGTAAGCTTGTTCGTCCGAACAATTTTCGAACCAGCTGAATAGTGACACTGTCACTAGCCGCATGGAGGTCAATTGTTGCGAACGACCCATTTGCCGAGCCAGCCAGCGCTAATTGGCGGTTAAGTGACTGAGTCTCCAGACAAATCTGAAGATCAGCTTCCTTAGCATACCTGATTAGAGCTGAGCGTAATCGCTGCGAAGCCATCGTTGCAAATGTTGGCTCGCACGTGATTACACGTCGCTTCTTCACTGACTTGGGGACGGCTATGGCTCTACTAGTTAGACTGCCAAATTCAGGACGAGTCCTGTGTTGGTAACCCATACTAGCGAGAAGTCGATAAGTCCGCCAGTTACAAGGTTGAGTGCTAATATATTTAGCCTTGGGCCCGCTCCCTGCGTGCCGACTCACCTCGTAGCTTGCTCCAGGTCCAAACTTCCAAGTATCGCATTCAAAGTTAAGTGCGATATCAGGGAGAATCTTGGAAGCCTCTTCCGCAATACCCTCATCAAATTCGATAGGGTTCCCTTGAAATGAGGCAAAAGCCTCAAGATCCTCAGTTTGTAAATCTTTAAGATTTACATTCTTAAGGAATTGGGCCACCACGTTCAACGTACGAAAATAACGTATTCTGTGGTGTTTACGAAAGGCTCGAGCAGTAGGTAGTATGAAGCCCAAACAGGCTTCCTCCACTACTTTTTCGTCAAGCGGCTCATTACGTCGCAAAAACGACAGGAGATGATCCTGGAACCGTACCAGCTTATCAATGTCAACTATGTTGGCCATACTCCGAACTATCCGTTTCGGAGAGATAGGCTGATAATACTCAAGATCAAGGCATACGCAAATGAATATACGTATACACCAGCTAAAGTGCTGGTTGTCACGAACACTAAGTTCGTGGCCCTGATTCACGAGCCGAAACCTTAGTGCCTTTACCAGGTCGTACCTGTTAGCCAAGATTGCTCGGTTTCAAAGTACCGCGCATCATGACTTCCAGGCGCGAATCGGTCACTGCACCGGTCGCGAATGCCATGCTCACTAAACGTTCATAGAACGCGAGCAGCATGCTTGAAGTAACTACCGCATTGGTAGGAAACTTCAGCACCACGTGACCAGAGAACGGGAGATCCATACGATACGTTGGATCCGCACTATCCGTGGCAGTAAGGACGTCATTTAGCTGAATTAACAGCTGACGCCCCGCCTTGGAAGTAGCGAAGTATGCCGGTTGAATATCGGTACCATTATAAATGTTACCAATATTCTGGATAGCATACCTCACTGTCTCCGGAGAATCAAGCGGAGAAGTCGAGTTTGTTATCCAAACGTCTGACTTTTTAGACTTGCCGTCATCACCCGAGAACGTTGAGAAATCAACATCAGGGATTGTGGGCTGCTTAGTTGCAGCTGCTGCCGTATAGTTCCATGTTGTAGAGATAGCCATAAGCTATTCCTCCTTCCTTCCCGCATAGGGGAGGCCTGCCGAAGGCAGGTGTGGGACAGAGCAGGTGTCGGAGGGAACCATAAGTTCCACGGCTTTACTACTGTCCAACTACGTTACCATCACTACGGTTTCGTAGCGACGACCAGCGAAGCACCTTCACACCAATGGTAGAGGTTACTAAGTGGATTTTTTGTTTGAAAGGAGAAGTTCGGCCAAGGAAAATGACCGGACCCTATGCACCACCGACGGTATAACTTTAAATCGAAATGACCTAAAGAATAATATCCGCCCGGTTTGTATGCAACCCTTTCTGTAGTAGAATACACAGTACCAATTACACGGTGCTGTTGTTCTAAGGTATATAATGAATCTATACCTTCGGCAAGCTCACCAATATTGGTGAACCAGTCGACTACGAAAGAGAATGGAATCATGTCCCAGGCATTAGAAAAATCTGGAACTAGATCGACCGCCTCAGCGAAGCTGAATAAGGACGAGCTAAGTTGTTCATAAGGATTGTAATAAACATTACAATGACCCTGTAACGACTTAACTTCCATCTCGGGGAGTTTACTACGTATCAAGTTGCCACCAACGGCAAACATGACCCGCTGAGTATATTCTTTCGAATACCTCTGGTAAACTCGCGCTAGCTCTTCAGCATCTGATGCTAAAAGTTTGTAACCATAATGTACCGAAAGGAACAATTTGGCTGCAATTTTTAGTTTTCCAGACGACTTCGAAGCTAGTTTCGAAAGCGAATCAATGTCATCAGAAACTTGCGATGGCAGTGACCTGAGATCGTTAATGAAGGAGATTGAATTAGTCGTGGTCATATTGACTTGACTAATATTCTCAGCCATTCCGGTTTCCCAGTCATACGAGCGCTCGAATGATCGATCGACCAAGTCGATGATCGCGGGATCGAACTTAATTAGTTCCCCGTCGTGCGTCTGTACGATCGTTTTCGTGGACGTGTTGGTGAATTGTTGGTAATTCGTTACGTAGAAATCAAGTATATCACAGTCTGAGTCTATGCGAAAAACAACATCGACATAGCCAGTCATGTGTAACTTGATGCTATCCGGGAGAAATTCCGTACCGGACCAATCGTAGATGTAGAACCGTCCCTGATCGCTTCTACCAGAAGGATCAGGCGGTGGCTCGGATGCTAGGTGACCAAGGTCAACCCAGTACCAGCCGATCGCATCGCCGAATGGGGTAGACAGAATTGTGCGTTTGATAACGCGCTCATCTGTATACATAGCACCTCCCAGGTAATATGCCTGGTAGGATCCTACGAACCAGTAGTAGGTCCATTCCGAATAAAGATTCGGACAAAGGGTACTCGCACGCAGCCAGTACCAGGGCCAACTCTGACCAAGAGACGCGCAGTGATAGCGAAAGACCGGATCGCCGAAGTCATAATGACTATCGACGGCTTGGTCCCAAGCTTCAGACATAACCAGACCATAGGCGTGTGCATTGAACACATCCTTCTGCTCTGAGTTATGCATGCTAAACCCGGTTAATCCTTGTCGGAGTAAACCGAATGGTTGACTATCCACCTCATTATCATATGATAATATGGCGGGATAGAAACCAGCATGGAGCGTCTTGTACTTACCTTCGACAACGGCATATAATGTCGTGTCGACGGAGTACCACAACCCATAATCGAGATTTGCATAGAAATGCATAGTACCTCCTTTCTGAACGGGGCCTTCGGG